GATAAGGCGTTCATGGCTGCTGAATTGCAAGCTCGTGCTCTGGCTGCTGGCATGGGTGCTGCTGCACACTGAGCGTAGCACAAGGGGTGGGCATGTGCTCACCCCTGACATGATGACGGAGGTGTTATGTCCCCGTATGTTGTAATGCGTATGCCCATCAGTATGTGGCTGTGCAATCTAGAGACAGGCACGCCTATGAAATGGGGTGTGCTGGATGTTCCCAAGAACAATTGGGTATCTGGCCCCTACACATCACAAGAGCGTGCAGAGGAGGCACGTATAGGTATAGAGGAGTGGGAAAATGCGTGATACATTCCCCATTCTGCTGCTAATTGCTGGCATCTTGCTGGTATTTGCTGGTATCTCAAGCGATAACACTGGTGCATATATAGGCAACACCTTGACAGGGTTGTGTTGCATGATGTATGCTGTTCTGTGCTGGATGGACGGAGATGACGTATGAAGCGCACATATAAGGGGCACATAGCAACATCAGGCATCTATGCTAGGGGTGAGGTATTCCCACGCGAACGAGTTACCGACTGGTCAAATGTTCCCAAGAACAAACCTAGCAAGCGCATCAAGCGTGTGAACAAATGGACACACATGTATGAACAAGCACATGGCTATGCCATGATGGAGGGAGTATGAACCTACTGTGCACAACCATTGCATGTTGCACATTCATTGTGTGCACTGCTATGCTGTGCAACACCATCGAACAATCCACTGTAATTGTAACCCCTAAACCCATGAATAAACAGGAGAATCACAATGCGTATCGGTCAATATAAACTGGAAAACACCTTCCTCACCAAAGCCAACACGGTTGCAATGCAATGGCTGGATGAGCGTGAGCGTAACCTCACAATCTGGACAGACAAGCGTGGACAAGTGCGTAATACGTCCACCGCTCCTGTGCCGCAAGTGCTGTTCCTTCGTGCTCTCGACTACTACATGACCAACCATGAAAGGATGCTGTCCCATAAGCTGCGTTAATGGGGCCATTAAAACAATTGATTGGACAAAGCCCTAGCTTCGTCTATAATGGACGGGGCAGGGCAAACACTACTATCATCAATCTGGAGGCTGTATGCTCACTCGTGGCGATTATATAGGTATGTGTCATGCAATGGCTGATGGCATTGCGTCAGGCAAGATGATTGATTCGCTGTGTATGTGGTTGTCCAAGGACAATCCGCGTTTCGACAGGGCCAAGTTTGAAATGTTCTTGGGAACACTGGTGGAACAGAAGCGTAAGGAGATAGCAGATGACCCTCGTAGATAGCATCATACAGTTTGCAGCATCCGATAAGTTGGACGGGGATGCGTGGAACACGCTTGTAACGTCATCCGCTGGAATCACTGTGGACGACTTGCCTAATGTTCTTAGGAACGCTGAGGATGAGTTCAAGGAGCGCACTGGCCTAACAGCCATGCCTTCACGATGGCGTAGTGCTAAGAGCGTGCTACTCAAGGCACGTAACAACCTTGTGCCCTTATGTGATGACAATGGGCAAGTGATTGGCAAGAGCGCCATTGAGCGTCTGTGTAAAGGAACGAAAGAGGCAGAAGTGATAGACCCGTATGCTGAGGTGGACAGGCACCTTGAAGCTCTGCGTGTGCTGTTAGGTATGTTCGCTGACAAGCGTGTAGAATTGCAAGCTCACATCATTACAGGAGTTAAATCGCTATAATGTTAAACACACTCGACATCACTAAATACATTGCCGCCTGTGCTAACAGGGCAGGAGTGTCTGTAGTGTGGAAAGAAGGGGCTACACCGTCTACAGATGGGCGCACTATGTGGCTCCCTCCTGTAAATGCGTATGCCCCTAACGACCAGATGACACACCTGCGTCAATGGGTGAAGCATGAGACAAGCCATGTGCTATATAGCGACTTCGACTTGTTAAATGTCAACCGTCCCGTTGGTATCCTTGCGTTCATTAACAACCTATTAGAAGATCATCGCATTGACTACTTGAATGACTCCGACTATGCTGGTGATAAGCAGAACACGGAGAGCTATTGGCCTTTGTATGATGAGCAGTTGCGTAAGCATGGCGTTCAAACTGAAGCTAAAGATTGGATGATGCCGCTGTTTGCATGGGATATGTCCGTCCGTAATGACCTGTGGCTCACGCTAGTTGACCCCTTCACTCGTAATGTGTCAGCTAAGGGGCACACCATCCTTGACAAGCTGAACAAAGGGGACTACGCCACTGTTCTTAGGAACATTCGGAACATCAAGGATAAGACCGAGGGTGGTAAGCAGGTGTATGAGTTGGCGAAGCGCATCGTTCGTGAGGTGTTCGACGCTGACCCTGAGAGCATGACCGAGCCTGAGAAAGAGCGTGCTAAGGCAGCGGGTAAGTCTGGTGATGGTGAGGGTGACGGAGGTAAGGAGAAAGGCGAAGGTAAGGGAGATGATGGCAAGGGTGAAGAGGGTGAAGCTAGTGTGAATGACAAGCTGCGCGACATTGATTGCGAAGGGGCAATGGTGCTCCCCTATAGCAAGCATGACAAGCGTAGTGAGGGTGTCAATGCACACAATTACACCTGTGGTAGCGGTGAGGTGTATTCCCCCACTGCCGCTAACGACATCATCGAGGTTAACTTTGTTACAGGAGATAAGCGCAACACATCACACTCGTTTAGCCCTGATGTGAGCTATGCTAACGAGATGTTACGTATAGCAGACAAGGGTGCTGGCCTTGCCAATCAAGTGCGGACACAGTTACAGATTATATGCCGCGACCGCTATGAGTATGGCAAAAAACGTGGTAAGTTGCACAATGGTGCTCTCTATCGTGTTGGTATGAAGGATGCGAAAGGGTTAAATGAACGCCTATTCAAGCAGAAGATTGAGAATCAATCACTCGATGTGTCCGTTCAAATCCTGTGTGATGCTAGTGGTAGCATGTGTGGTAGTAAGTTTACCAACGCTGCTGCTGCGGCTGTAGTGCTGAACAATGTGCTGTCTAACACCTTACATGTGCCGCTTGAAATACTAGCGTTCACTGAGTGGGGTGACAAGCACACAATGTATGTTGCTAAGGAGTTTGGCAAGAATGTTACCAACCATGCTCTTGCGTCCTCATTCAGTGCTATGACTGAGATGCTACTTGACAATGTGGACGGCGAGAGTTTAATGTATGGGTTCAACCGCATACGTCAACGTAAAGAGCGACGCAAGTTGATGATTGTGCTATCTGATGGTAGCCCGTGTGGTGGTCATCGTAAGGGTGCCATTGGTCACTACACCAAGCGTGTCATCAAGGGCATTGAGGGTTCGCCTGTTGAGATTGTGGGTGTTGGCTTACAGTATGATGGTGTCAAGAACTATTACAAACGATGGGCTAAGATTGATGATGCTTGTAACATTGAACATGCTTTGCTCTCTCTGATTTCCAATCACATCATAAGGAGTGTGTAACATGGCTACTACCACCACTGGTAAGTTTGAGTTGGATGATTTTGTTGCTGCTGCTATGTCGGAGTTTTCTAAGAAAGAGGAACACGCCAAGACCACTAAATCCCCCACTATTGAGGTGGCTAAAGCTGCTGCTGTAGAGCACGTTCCCCCTGCTCCCGTAATGAAGTTGCGTGATGGTGAGGTGGAATACAGCAAGATGTTCGGCAGTGTTCCTAAGAACATTCCTGACTTCGGTGTTGCCAAGTTTGCTGGTGTCCCTGAGTGTGTCTCTCACCTCATCCCTCGTGTGGATGACAAGTATGTGGTGCAGACAGAGGAGGCAGCACGCCTTGTGTCTGCTATGATGGACGGTGACAAAGTGCTGATGTCAGGGCCTACTGGCTCAGGCAAATCCTCCCTTGTGAAGTATGTGTGTGCTAAGTTGGGTGCCCCGTTCATTCGCATTAACATGTCAGCCGACGCTGAGAGTAGTGTGCTGTTCGGTCAGCTAGTGGCTCGTGATGGCGCTACGGTGTGGGAAGATGGCCCCATCACTGAGGCTGTCAAGCATGGTGCGGTAGTGCTCATTGACGAGTGGGAACTCATGCCCCCTGAAATCAGCATGGGTTTACAAAACCTGTTGGAAGATGACGGCTACCTGTTCTTGAAAGAGAAGCCGGGTGATGCTAAGGATAAGACGTTCATCCCGCATCCTAACTTCCGCATTGTATGTGCTGGTAATACAGTGGGTCAGGGCGATGACAGCGGTGGCTTTGCTGGCACGATGGTGCAGAATAGCGCAACCCTCGACCGCTTCACCACCACCATTCACCTAGACTACCTGAGCAAAGAGCATGAGATGGATGTCATTCGTGGTAAGGCAGGGGTTAGCAAGAAGAATGCTGAACAGATGATTAAGCTGGCATCGTTGGTGCGTAGTGCCTATGCACAGCGTAGCATCAACCTCACCATGTCCCCTCGCACTCTCATCAATTGGGGTAGCAAGGCGGTTAAGCATGGTGACATGCGCCAATCGTTCCGCATTGCGTTCTATGACAAACTGCGTGATAGCGACAAGCGTGCTGTGTCTGAGTTGTATGCCAAGGTGTTTGGTGTAGCCATCTAAGGAGGTGTGAGATGTATGCTAACAATAGGAGTAAGGGCGGCTGGATAGCCGTTGCTATGCTGGCAGATGGTAGTCAGTGGGCCACTAGTGAGTGGGTGTATGCTGACAAGAAGCAAGCTGTAGACAACCTGAAGTGGTGTTACAATGTTCTTGAGAACACGATCATCACTGTTAAGGTGAAATTGAAATGAACATCTTTGTCCTTGATACCAATCCTATATTAGCTGCACAGATGCAGTGTGATAAGCATGTTGTTAAGATGTGCCTTGAAACAGCGCAGATGTTGTCCACCATAGCAGGTGGGCCATACAAGCCTACACATGTCAATCACCCCTGCACTGTGTGGGCACGTAGTAGTGTTAGCAATTTTGCATGGCTCTATTCACATGGTGTTGCCCTATGTAACGAGTATGAACACCGCTATAACAAGGTGCATAAGTGCTTGAATGTTATAGAGAATACGCTTATCAACATGACTGTCACACTACCAGACGAAGTGCTATCTCCCTTTGCCCAAGCTATGCCGGAGGAACTTAAGAATGAAGATGTTGTCAAGGCTTATAGAGACTACTATCATCAAAAAAGTAAGACAGTGGATATGCGGTGGACTAAGCGCCCTATACCTGACTGGTTTGTTCTTAGGAACACGGTGTGAAGGCAATTGCTATCAAGGAAGGAGATGCACATGTCGAAAGCGTTGAAAGGTAATGGAATGCCAGCAGAAGGCAAGTGCCGTTGGGTGATGCGTAACAATGACGGCACAGAGTGGGAGACAGAAGCCCACTACCACAATCAGGAAGTGGAAGAGTGGGAATGCTCAGTGCCAGTGAAACCTATAGTGGAGGTAATTAAATGAGACACAAACACGCAGACCTTATCCACGAATGGGCGGAAGGTGCGGAGATTGAGTTTTATGATCACAGCGTTGATCAGTGGAAACCAAGTCTTCATCCGACATTTAGCACCAATTGCGACTACCGCATCAAGCCCACACCGGAGCCGGATGTGGTGAAGCTGTATTACAGGGATAACGCTAGGCTTCAGGAGTGTTTTAATGGTGAAGGATGCGCTGAATAAGGAGCAATCGTGTTCCTAAGAACACCAGAGATGAAGGAGTATGTTGAAGATTTGGATGAAGCTGTAATAGGCTATCAATATAACACCAACCATCGTGATTGCAGTGCTGGTGAAGATGTTAAGAGGCGTCTATACATCAAGCGTGCTCCTGATGGGTGGATGTTCTATTGTCACCACTGTGGTAACAAGGGCTATCTGCGTGCTGCTGACAAGATGTATAGGGGTATGCCTGCTGCTGATGTAAAAACACCTACATCAAGTGCCATTATAGATAGTCTATCTAAGGGACTCTTTGAGGAGGAGGTGAAGCTCTGGTCTACAGAGGCTCGTATTTGGTGGTATTCGTATGACTTAAATGACGTTGATGCAGTGCGGTTTAATGTTCAATGGGATGTTGCCCGTGGACGCCTGTTCATGAAAGCTGGTGGCACTTGGGTAGGTAGGGGATTTGGCAAGGGTGGTAGATATGTATGCTATAAGCAAACTGATACACCAGCCTACTTCTATTACTCTGATAGCCACAACAAAATAGTCGTTGTTGAGGACGTTGTAAGTGCATATAAAGTGCATAAAGCAGGATATAATGTGTTAGCGTTGTTAGGAACAAAAGCATCTGACAAACAATTGGAGTTGCTTTACAATTATAAAGATGTTATTATATGGCTTGACCCCGATCATCCCGGTCAGATGGGTGCAACAGAGTTGTTTAAACGCATTAACGGTGTTTCTGATGTTATGAATGTTTTAGCAGAACAACCTAAAGAAGTGTCCTACTCTCGTATAAAGGAGCTACTCGGTGCATGATGTCATTCTGGTGAAGAAGTTGTCGAACAAAACACTGTTCAATCGACTCACTCCACACATTAAAGAGTATGCTGTGTCCAAGGAGACTTGGAAAGTGTTGCAAGTGATGAAGAACTACTTTCGTAGCTACCCTGACATTGAAGAGGTGGTGTGGGGTGACTTCATTACGTTTTTTATGATGGTTGGTAAGTTGAAGGAGGATGAACACGCTCTATACACCACATATTTCAAACGAGTTGTTGATGAGGATGTGTCTAGTGTTATGGTGGACGATGTTCTTAAGAACTATGTAACGAAAGACTACGCCACACAAGTGTTGAACAAGGCTATGAACGTCATTCAGGATAAGGACGGAGACTCTCTGGACGATGTTACCACCATCATGTCAGCCTACCATAAGGAGATGGGCGTGGTTGTAACCAAGGATGACCTGTTCGTTCCTACGGGGCTGTCACACACTCTCAGGGCATGTGGTAGCAAGGGATATGAGTGGCGCTTGGAAGAGTTGAATGTCAGTGCTGGCCCGTTGCGTGATGGAGATTTTGTTGTGCTGGCTGCTCGCCCTGAAGCTGGCAAGACCACATTCATTGCGTCAGAGTTATCACACTTCGCTACACAGTTGGCAGATGACAGCCGACCTATTGTGTGGGTGAATAACGAGGAGGGTGGTGCTAAGGTGATGAACCGTGTCATTCAAGCACACTTCGGCACCACACTGTCTGACATGCTGGAACACGAGAAGGAGTATGACGAAAGGTATAAGAAAGAAGTGGGCAATCGTATTCGCATCATCAATGATGACATGGGGCTGAACGATGTGCGTAAACTCAGTGCATTGTTTGACGAGGTGAATCCGTCCATGATTGTGTTTGACCAGTTGGATAAGGTGGATGGTTTTGGTAGAGAGGCACGAGAGGATTTGCGCCTTGGTAAGTTGTATGAGTGGGCACGAGATTTGGCTAAGAAGTTTGGCCCCACAATTGCTGTATCTCAGGCTAGTGAGAGTGCTGATTATGTAAATTACATAACCCTCTCAATGCTGCGTGGTAGTAAGACGGACAAAGCTGGTGAAGCAGACCTCATCATAACGTTGGGTAAGGATAAGGAGGATGACTACAAGCGTTACCTACACTTGCCTAAGAACAAGCTGTGGGGTGGTGTGCGTAGCAAAGAGGTGCATCGACATGGGAAGTTTGAAGTGCGTATTCGCCCTGAAATTGCACGTTACGAAGGAGTGTTCTGATGCTTGACAAGTATACGGTGGTGGACTTTGAAACCACTGTTCGCTCCCCCATTAGCTCCCCTGCTCATCCAATGTGGCCTGACAATCGCATTGTTAGGGCTGGTGTGCTGTCTGTAGACAGTGGCTCTATCTTCAAGAGACAGACCAACATCTCACCTTCATTAGTGAAATCTGATGGAGAGGTAAATGACGCTATGCAGGATGTGTGGTTGAGTGGATTTAAACGGCTGTTGTGTGGTAGAATGGTTGGTCATAACATCAAGTTTGACCTGCTACACGCTCTTAAGAACGGCTGGCTTACAGAGAAGGAGGTGGTGAACACTCGAATTTGGGATACACAGCTTGCAGAATATTTGCTCTCTGCTCAAACCTCCCTCTACCCCTCTCTTGACCAATGCGCCATCAAGTATGGTGGTGTTGTGAAAGATGACCGCATTAAGGAGATGTGGGAAGCTGGCGTCCCTACGGAGAAAATACCGGAGGATATGCTTGGTGTCTACCTACTAGGAGATTTGGAGAATACAGAGAGGGTGTTTGTCAAGCAGTGGGAGAAGGCCGCAGAGTGGAACGTGCTGCCGCTGATTGAGAGTCAGATGCGTGCCCTTATAGGTGTCACCATTATGGAATGGAACGGCATGAAAGTGGACAAGCCCTACCTAGACATTCAAGCATACGATCTTGGGAGTAGAATTGAAAACGAGGAAAAGCTACTATCATCAATGGTTGGCCCTGTCATCCCACTCAGTTATGGTGAGTGGTCGTGGAACTCCCCAAAGGATGTTAGCCTGTTTCTATTTGGTGGTAAATATACAGTGAAGGAGAAGCACCTTGTTGGAAAATACAAGAATGGAAAAGATAAATACAAGACTGAGGATGTGGTGTATGACTTTCCTCCTAAGCATACAACGAATCCTGAGAGTTTTGGTTCCGTAAAAACCAAGTTGGGCTACTGGACTGTTGACGATAAGGTTCTTAAGAGCGTGAGTAATCCTGTTGCTAAGAGCATTCTGAAGTTGAGAGAGTGGAGTAAGCAGAAAGAAACCTATTACGAAAACCTTAAAGGATTGATGTTCCCTGACGGGTTCATCTACCCAAATCTCAACCAATGCTCTACAAAGACTGGTAGGCTGTCATGTAACAAACCCAACCTACAGAATCAAACCTCTGAGGGTGGCATTAAAGCTGCCTACATCTCACGGTGGGGGGAAGCTGGTCGCATTGTAGAGTTTGACTATCAGCAGTTAGAGATGGCGGGGCTGGCTGTTGTCAGCGGAGATGTGCAGCTTATACATGACATCAACCACGGGGTTGACATGCACAGCGAGTTGTATAAAGCAATGTATGGACGACTCCCTAGCAAGGAGGAGCGTAAGCCGTTCAAGCGGCTGTCGTTTGGGCTGGTGTATGGTGCTGGTGCGAAGGTGTTGTCTGAGCAAGCAGGATGCACTGTAGAGGAGGCTAAGACGTTCATCAAGGTGTTCTACAATCGGTATAAGGGTGTTGCTGTCTACCACAAGGCCATCATTGATGAGGCACAAATTGGTAGGAAGTTGACAAAGCAGCACACTCCGAAGGGGCACCCTGTTGGAGCCTACTTGAAAGTGTCACCTACAGGACGCATGTATGCTTTTAAGGAGTATGACAATGAGTGGAAAGGCGGTGTATCTTTTAGTCCTACAGAGTTGAAGAACTGGCCTGTGCAGGGGTTTTCTACAGGAGATGTTGTGCCACACATGTTGGGGGTGTTGGTGGCAGGGTTGGTGAATAGCGACATTGGGGAGAAGGCGCTGCCCATTATGACGGTGCATGACTCTCTTGAATTTGATGTGCATGTCAGTGTGTTGGACGAGTTTGTTAAGAGGGCTGGTGCTGTTCTTAGGAACACAAGCTACATCATCAGCAAACACTTCGGCATTCCCATTCCGGTGAAGCTGAATGTAGGGTGTAGTGTTGGCTACAATTGGGGCGACCAAGAGGAGCACGTATGAAATACCTAATTACGACGAAAGAGGAGTGGGAAGATGAAGCCACTAGCCTTGGGTGTGTGTTCAACACCCCTGAAGAGGCTGTAGAGGCCGCAACAAGAGATTGGGGTAGCAGAATAAATGAACTTATCATCCTTCACGTTGACAAAGTAGTGGAAGTTAAACAATCGTTGGAATTCTCAGATTATAAAGGACAGACAAATGAGTGAAGTTAATGGCATCGTAGAGAGCATTGGCACCAAAGAGGTAAAGACCCGCTTCGGCATGAAGCCCACGTTCTCAATGAAAGTAGATGGTGAGTGGTATAAACTTGGCTTCACCAAGCCCAAGTGCGATAAGGGTGATGAGGTGTCGTTCAGCTACGTCGAAGGCACGTATGGTCGTGAGGTGGATGCTAAGGCCATTAGCGTAGGTGCTGGTGGTTCTAAGGGTGCTCCTACTCCAGCTGGTGTGGCTCCTCGTGCTGCACCTAGCTACGGTGGTAAGGGTGTGTTCCCCATTCCCGCACTGGATGGTCAACGTGCCATCGTTCGTCAGAACGCTCTCACGAATGCACGAGAGGCTGTTTGTGCAATTGGGTGGGTGGATAAGACAGATGCCGTTGATGATGTTGCAGACACAATCATTCTACTTGCTCGTAAGTTTGAAGCGTATGCTTGTGGAGATTTGGATGCTCGTCGTGCTGAAGAGTTGAAAGCTGGCCTTGCAAAGCGTGTCCCCACTGCTGAAGAGTTGAAAGCTGGCCTTGCAAAGCGTGTCCCCACTGCTGAAGAGGTGATGGAATAATGTCAAAAATAGACACCTTAGTGGCTGACATTCATGCCATCATGGGGACTAAAGATTGGGGCACCGACCCTAGGGTGTTTGACTTCCCTAGTGAACTCGGTAGCTCCTATCTTAAGCAAGTGGGTAAGCGTGAGGAGAAGGTGAGGGAGGACAAGACCCTCTACTTCTCTGAGATTGGCGATGTTTGCACACGACGTATGTGGTATAAGTTTCACACGCCTAGTGGTGGTGACGACATCACACCAGTGACACGCATCAAGTTTTTGTATGGTGACATGCTAGAATCCCTCGTATTACAGCTTGCCTCTGACGCAGGGCACAAGGTGGAGCGCAAGCAGGAGGGTGTTGAGTATGTTCATAGCTCTAGTGGTTGGCGTGTTCGTGGTCGCATTGATGCTGTCATTGATGGGGTAGTGGTTGATGTTAAGAGTGTTACCAAGATGTCTGAGCGTAAGTTTCACGAGGGGTTGACAGATGACCCCTTTGGCTACTACGGTCAGTTGAATGGGTATGCCAGTGTTCTTAAGAACCCCGATGCTGGCTTCCTCACCATTCAGAAAGAGCTTGGGCACATTCACTACTTCCCACAGACAGTTGACCCGTCAGTGTTTGCCTACGGCATGGCTCGTGCTGTAGCTGCTATTGAAGCAGAAGAACCAAAGGATGCTCCACTGCATAGTGTCCCTGCTTCAGCTACATCTAAGAACGAGAAGCTGTGCACCACCTGTTCCTATTGCCCGTTCAAGCGCAATTGCTTCCCCCATGTTAGGGCGTTTGCATACAGCAATAAGGTGGAGTTTTTAACCAAGGTGGTTGACCTGCCCCGTGTCCCTGAGATTGACCTTGACAAGAAAGTGGAAGATGAAACCTAATGTCCTGTTGGTTGACATCGAAACGGCTCCCCTCACAGCGTATGTGTGGGGGCTGTTCGACCAGAATGTTTCCATTGACCAGATTGTTGAGCATGGGCACATCCTCTGCGCCTCTTGGAAGTGGCTTGGCTCGTCAAAGGTGGAGTATGTTAAGGTGGTGAACAATGAGGCTACAGGGTTGAAGCGGTTGCACGATGCCCTTGACCTAGCTGATTATGTCATCCACTATAACGGCACCAAGTTTGACATTCCCACACTACATAGGGAGTTTCTGTTATATGGGTTAACCCCTCCGTCCCCTGTTAAAGAGATTGACCTGCTTCGTGCCGTTCGTCGCAAGTTTCGCTTTAGCAGTAACAAGCTGGACTATGTGTGTCAACGTCTAGGTTTGGGGAATAAGGTGCACCACAAGGGTATGGAGTTGTGGAAGGATTGTATGGCTGGTAAGGCGGCAGCTTGGAAGGTGATGAAGGAGTATAACATTCACGATGTTGTCCTCCTTGAGAAGCTGTATAAGAAACTGTTGCCGTGGATACCTAACCACCCTAACACCACAATGTTTGCGTTGGATAAGATGTGTTGCCCTCGTTGTAGCAGCACCAACTATTCTAAGCGTGGGTTGCAACACACAGCAACACGGACATACCAGCGTTACCACTGCGACAATTGCCACAGTTGGTTCCGTAGTGTTAAGAGTGAGAAGGCGTCTGTAGTGCATACAGCTTGCTAATATGAAGAAAGAACTTAAGAAGGTAGGGAAGGGAGAGCTTGAGAATCGCAACCTCAAGCGCCTCCTTGACCAGCATGAAGAGGAGGAGTTGGCAGAAGCCGAGATACGTGAGTATATACGGCGTAGCCTACTCACAGAGGAGGAAGAACATGACTGATGCAGAGTTTGTCAATCTAACAGAAGTGTTCCTCCCCCGTCTACTTCGTAGTGCCAAGTGGCGTTGGGGTGATGAAGGTGAAGATTTTATACAGGAGGCGTTCTTAAGAGCGTATGAACAGCGTGCTATATTCAATCATAGTGTTACCTTTGCGACTTGGGTGTTTAGCATTGCGATTAACTTTGCTAATAACTCTCGCCGTGGTAGGCTGGACATTGCTACTGACGTTGAAATTCTTAAGGTGGTTGATAACATCACTCCAGAGGATTACGCCATAGGGAACGAAATGCTGGACATCTTTTCTAAGTTGCCAGAGAAGCAAAGAGATGCTGTGTTCGACCTACTGTTCTCGGATGAGCATGACCGTAAGAACTTGTGGTGGGCCAAGCAGGTGTTGGCAAAGACTCTAGGAGTGGTTGATGAATAGGGTGGAAGGGTGGACTGAAGGGAGGTATAAGAGCTTCATTACCAGTGCCATACGTGGGGGGTTTGGACGCTTCCCTAACAAGTATAAGGCATTGAAAGAGGCGTTTGTTAATAGGAAGAAGAACAAAAAGACAGGGAGGCTTGCTGCCCACTACCGTTGTGCTGAGTGTAACAAGACACACCCAAGTAAGGATGTTCAAGTTGATCACAAGATGCCTGTGGTAGACCCTGCTGTTGGGTTTGTCAGTTGGGATGTGTATATAGACAGGATGTTCTGTTCTGTAGACAACCTACAAGTGCTATGTAAGCCCTGCCATGCAGTGAAAACAAAGGAAGAGAGGAAAGCAAAATGCAAGAAGTGATGGAAAGTGCCTACGTCTACCACACCATTGTAGCCTTTGAGAAGTTGGTAGAAGAGTTGGGAGCAGAGATGGTGGTGGCTGCACTAGCTCCTCCCGTCCGGTTGATGATGTTGAAAGCGTTGGAGTGTAAATGAAAATCTTTATGAGAGATTGGGTAGAGAGGGAGTATTCACTAGATGAGGCCCGCATCACACTCTCCTGTGGTTGTAAAGTGACATCGTTAAAAGATGCCATCTCTGCTAAGTGGGTGGAGTTGGATTTAGGGGAGCAAGTGGTGTCGTATGGAGTGGTGTGTCAAGTGTGTTTCTACGTTTGGGGGTGTGAACATGCCGACAGAACCTAGAGAGATGCACAATGCAGTGATATTCTCAGTCATTGGTGGCTTTAATGTAGGCATTGAATGGTTGTGGGATTGGGACATGCTGGTAGTTGATTTGGGTATTCTGCGTATTACGTTTTGTAAAATGGAAGAGGGCGATGAAGATGAGTGAATTTCGTAGCAAGTTGGGCGAGAATGTGTTTCGTTTCAAGTATGCCCAAGGGCCAGCAGACACGTGGCAGATGTGTGCAGAACGCATTGTAGATGATGTGTGTGGCACCCGTAGTGGTCGTGACCGCATCCTGATGTCTGACTCTGACCGTAAGCAGCTTGCTCAATATGTGAAAGAGTTTAAGTTTATTCCGGGTGGACGCTACATCTATTACGCTGGTCGTCCTAACAGCTTCTTTAACAATTGCTACTTGTTGAGAGCAGAGGAGGACACTCGTGAGGAATGGGCTAACGTGGCATGGAGAGCTACGTCATGCCTGATGACTGGTGGTGGCATTGGTGTTGACTACTCGCTACTCCGTGGTAAGGGGAAGGCCATTCGACGCACTGGTGGCACTAGCAGTGGGCCGTTATCACTGATGTGCATGGTGAATGAGATTGGGCGTAACGTGATGCAGGGTGGTAGTCGTCGCAGTGCCATCTATGCCTCTCTCAATTGGAAGCACGATGATGTTGCTGACTTCCTGCTTGCTAAGAATTGGCCTGAGAATGTTCGTGCTCTTAAGAACGCTGACTTCAATTTTCCTGCACAGCTTGACATGACCAACATCTCGCTCAATTATGATGATGCTTGGATTAAGACACCACAACGACACCTTGACCCCACTTTCTATGACAATTGCTTTCAAGCTATGTCTACAGGTGAACCCGGCTTTTCTTTTAACTTCGGAGATAAACAGAATGAAACCCTCAGAAATGCGTGCACTGAAGTTACTTCAGAGGACGACTCAGATGTTTGCAATCTTGGTTCGATTAACATTGGGGCCATTGATTCTCTTGACGAATTTAGTAGCGTTGTTCAGCTTGCATCTAAGTTTCTTGTGTGCGGCACTGTCCGCGCTGACCTTCCGTATGGTAAGGTGTATGACGTTAGAGAAAAAAATCGCAGGTTGGGTCTTGGCCTTATGGGTATCCACGAGTGGCTACTTAAAAGAGAGGCTGGATACGAAGTAACACCGGAGTTGCACAAGTGGTTGAAAGTGTATAAAGAGGAGAGTGAGAAAAGTGCGAACGAGCATTGTGATAGGATGTTCCTTAGTCGTCCTGTGGCTTATCGGGCCATTGCTCCTACAGGCAGCATTGGGATTCTTGCTGGCACCACAACCGGCATTGAACCTCTTTTTGCGGTAGCATATAAGCGGCGCTACTTGAAGGATGGAACACGTTGGCACTATGAATATTGTGTAGATGCTACGGCTGACATGCTCATCAAGGATGGCATCAACCCTGCCAAGATTGAGACAGCATACAGCTTGTCCACGCAATATGAGAAGCGCATCAAGTTCCAAGC